GCTTTTAATACTGGTATTGATGTTGGTGATATAATTGTTATACACCAAAACGTGTTTAGAGTATTCTATGACATGAAGGGTAATAAAAAGAAAAGTAGATCTTGGTTCAAAGATGATTTGCATTTTTGCGCAATAGATCAAATTTACTTATATAATAAAGGTGGGAAGTGGAAGTCTTTTGGAGACAGATGCTTTATTTCACCTATAAAAGATACAGAGTCTATAACGCTAGATAAAGAAAGAAGCCTTGTTGGTATATTAAAATATGACAATAGCTCCTTAAATGCGCTAGGAATTAACTCAGGAGACTTAGTTGGTTACACGCCAAACGGAGAATGGGAGTTTTTAGTTGACGGAAAGCGATTATACTGTATGAAATCTAATGATATCGTAATTAAATATGAACACCAAGGAAACGAAGTTGAATATAATCCAAGCTGGGCAGAAAGCAGTAGAGGAATTAATCAAAGTAGCTAAAGAAGCTATTGTTGATTCAGATGACGATATATCAGCAGATAGATTAAAGAATGCTGCAGCTACAAAAAAACTAGCTATATTCGATGCTTTTGAAATATTAAATAGAATAGAAGCTGAAGAAAACTTGTTAAACGAAAAACCTGTAGAAGTAAAAGAAGAAAAGTCTTTTAGAGGATTTGCAGAAGGGAGATCTAAATAATGTACGAGCAAACTTTATATAAAGTATTAGAAGACCACGTAAAGCCTAAAGTTCTTAAAAGAATGAATAGGTATAAGAAGTGGGAATATGGGTACAACGAAGAACACGACTTAATAGTCATAAGTAAAACTGGCGAAATAGGTGAAATATATGAGATACAAGGTCTCGTGATAGCTTTGCCAAAAGAAAATGATGTTGTTAATTTTGAACATAACAAATGGTCGCACACTGAATACCCAAAAGAATTAAGTAAAATTAAATCCGTATTTGACTGGGAAGAATACCCGTTAGATTTTAAAGAAAAATGGTATGATTACATCGATAAAGAATTTACAAGGCGTGAAGAAGGTTTTTGGTTCTATAATAAAGGTTTGGCTACTTACATTACTGGTACTAACTATATGTACTTGCAGTGGAGCAAGATTGACGTTGGGCAGCCAGACTTTAGGGAATCAAACAGATTATTCTACATATTCTGGGAAGCTTGCAAAGCGGACAAGCGTTCATACGGGATGTGCTACCTTAAGAATAGAAGATCCGGTTTTTCGTTCATGGCAAGCGGGGAGACCGTTAACCAAGCAACAATATCTACAGATGCACGCTTTGGTATACTCTCGAAATCTGGACCCGATGCAAAGAAGATGTTTACTGACAAAGTTGTCCCGATATCAGTCAACTATCCATTCTTCTTCAAACCAATACAAGACGGTATGGACAGGCCAAAAACAGAACTTGCGTACAGGGTACCCGCGTCCAAATTCACAAGGCGTAAACTCGACTCCAACGAAAAGCTACAAGAAATCACCGGGCTTGACACGACCATCGACTGGAAGAACACAGGGGACAACTCCTATGACGGGGAAAAACTAAAACTACTAGTACACGATGAAAGTGGAAAGTGGGAAAGACCAACCAATATATTAAACAACTGGAGGGTTACAAGAACTTGTTTAAGACTAGGTTCGAGAATTATAGGTAAGTGCATGATGGGATCAACATCAAATGCTTTAGATAAAGGAGGAGATAATTTTAAAAAACTTTACAATGATTCAGACGTTACACAAAGAAACGCCAATGGACAGACTCGCTCAGGACTCTATTCTTTGTTCATACCTATGGAATGGAACTACGAAGGCTACATTGATTCTTATGGCTTTCCTGTATTCAACACACCAAAAAAAGAAGTAGCCGGTCCTCTTGGGGACGCTATAACTCAAGGTGTAATAGAATACTGGGACAATGAAGTAGAAGGATTAAAGCAAGATCAAGATGGTTTAAATGAATTTTATAGACAGTTTCCACGCACAACTAAGCACGCTTTTAGAGATGAGTCTAAAGAATCTTTATTTAACTTAACAAAAATATACGAGCAAATAGATTTTAATGAAGATCTTAAAAACTCAATAAATGTTACTCAAGGAAGCTTTCAATGGCAGAACGGAGAGAAAGATACAAAAGTTATATTTGTTCCAAATAAAAGCGGAAGATTCAGAGTTTCCTGGATTCCACCTTTAAATCTACAAAATCGTGTAATAATAAAGGGTGGACTGAAATATCCAGGTAATGAACACTGTGGAGCGTTTGGTTGTGATAGTTATGATATATCAGGTACTGTTGACAAAAGAGGGTCAAATGGATCTTTACACGGCTTAACTAAGTTTAGCATGGAGGACGTACCTCCAAATCATTTCTTTTTAGAATATATAGCTAGACCACAAACCGCTGAAATATTTTTTGAAGATGTTCTAATGGCCTGCGTATTTTACGGAATGCCGATACTAGCAGAGAATAACAAACCTAGATTATTATACCATTTTAAAAGAAGAGGTTATAGACGCTTCTCTATAAACAGACCAGATAGAAAATACAACAAACTATCAATAACAGAGAAAGAATTAGGTGGAATACCTAATTCAAGTGAAGATATAAAACAAGCACATGCTGCTGCAATTGAAACTTATATAGAATCATACGTTGGTTTAAAAGAAACTGGATATGGTGATATGTATTTTCAAAGAACATTAGAAGACTGGGCTAAGTTTAACATAAACAACAGAACAAAGCATGATGCTTCTATTAGTTCTGGTTTAGCTTTAATGGCTTGCAACAAACACAGATATGCTCCGTCTAACCCAGTTAGAAGAGAAGCTGTAAATTTAGGTATTAAAAAATATGACAATAAAGGTGTCAATTCAAAAATTATAAGTTAAATGGGTATATACACTAACACTAATAGCGCTTTTCCAAGCCAAGTAGTAAGCGACGCTGAAAAAGCTAGCTGGGAATACGGAACTCAAGTTGCTCAAGCAATAGAGTATGAGTGGTTTGACCAAGGTAGAACTGGAGGTAATAGGTACTTAACAAACTGGAATAATTTCCACTCGTTAAGACTATACGCTAGAGGTGAACAACCCGTGCAGAAATATAAAGATGAATTATCTATTAATGGTGATTTGTCTTATCTTAATTTAGACTGGAAACCTGTACCTATTTTGTCTAAGTTTGTAGACATTGTAGTTAATGGTATATCACAAAAGTCTTATGACATTAAAGCTTATTCTCAAGATCCTAGCTCAGTAAAGAGAAGAACTGAATACGCTAGCAAGCTTCAAGAGGATATGGTTGCTAAAGAATACTTAGACAACCTAAAGCAAACGCTAGGTATTGACTTACATCAATCACCAAGTGGAATCACAGTCCCAGAATCTAAAGAAGAGCTAGAATTGCATATGCAACTTAGCTACAAGCAATCAATTGAAATAGCAGAAGAAGAAGCTATATCAACTGTGTTTGCTCAAAACAAATACGATCTTGTAAGACGTAGATTAAACATGGATCTTACAACAATAGGTATTGCGGCTGGTAAAACTAATTTTAACACAGCTGAAGGAATTACTGTTGATTACGTAGATCCAGCTTACATGGTTCACTCATACACAGAAGATCCAAACTTCGAAGATATATACTACGTAGGCGAAGTAAAGTCTATAACAATACCAGAGCTTAAAAAAGAGTTTCCTGGTATATCAGAAGAAGAGTTAAAGAGAATACAAGAAACACCTGGCAACAGACAATATATAACTGGTTGGGGTAATTACGACGAAAACACTGTACAGGTTATGTACTTTGAATATAAGACTTACCATAATCAAGTATTTAAAATAAAACAAACAGATTCAGGATTATTAAAAGCTCTTGAAAAGCCAGATACGTTTGATCCGCCTGAAAATGATAACTTTGAAAGAGTGTCTAGATCAATAGAGGTCTTATACACTGGAGCTAAAGTTTTAGGAACTAATACTATATTAGACTGGAATCTAGCAGAGAACATGTCTAGACCAATGGCAGACACAACTAAGGTTGAAATGAATTACACAATATGTGCTCCTAGAATGTATAAGGGACGTATAGAGTCTGTTGTAAGTAAATGTGTTGGATTTGCAGATATGATTCAGCTAACGCATCTTAAATTGCAACAGGTAATGTCTAGGATGGTACCAGACGGTGTTTACTTAGATATGGACGGCTTAGCTGAGGTTGATCTTGGTAATGGAACTAACTACAATCCTGCGGAAGCATTAAATATGTATTTCCAAACTGGTTCTATTGTAGGTAGATCAATGACACAAGACGGTGATATGAATCCAGGTAAAGTGCCTATTCAAGAACTTAATAGTTCTAGCGGACTTGGTAAAATACAAGCACTTATACAGACGTATCAATATTATTTACAAATGATACGAGATGTGACCGGGTTAAACGAAGCGAGAGATGGAAGCACGCAAGATAAGAACTCATTAGTAGGTCTTCAAAAGATGGCAGCTAATGCGTCTAATGTAGCGACTAGACATATCAAGCAAGCTAGTTTATATCTTACGTTAAAGCTAGCAGAGAACGTATCTCTTAAAATAGCGGATGCTTTATATTTTCCATTAACAGCTGAATCTCTCAAAAACTCTATATCAACTTTTAATGTTGAAACATTACAACAAGTAGTTGATTTAAACTTATATGACTTTGGTATATTCTTAGAATTAGAACCAGATGACGAAGAGCAAGCTAAATTAGAGCAAAATATTCAAGTTGCATTAGGCCAAGGAGGTATTGACTTAGAAGACGCTATTGATTTAAGACAAATTAAAAATCTTAAACTAGCTAATCAAATGCTTAAGGTAAAACGTAAGCAAAAAGCTATTCAAGATCAAGCTAATCAACAAGCTAATATACAAGCTCAAGCTGCTGCTCAAGCGGAAACCGCAGAGAAAACAGCTATGGCTGAAGTTCAAAAACAAGAAGCTATATCAGGGTCTAAAGTTCAGTACGAGCAAGCTAGATCTCAGATGGAAATAAACAAAATGCAAATAGCAGCTGATTTAGAAAAAATTAAAATGCAACAGAAGTTTGAATATGATATGCAGCTTAAGCAAATCGAAGTTCAAGCTATACAGCAAAAAGAAGCAGCTATAGAAGATAGAAAAGATAAACGTAGCAAAATGGAAGCTACACAACAAAGTGAAATGATAAGCCAACGTCAAAACGATAGCTTACCTAAAGACTTTGAAAACGAACCCGATATGGGTATGCAAGCTTTCATGTAGAAAGTAA